AAGGTTTTGTAGGTGGAATTAAAAAAACTTCACAAGCTATTTCAGAAGCCGTTGTGTTAGGTAAAAGTTTAGAAGAATCATTTAGAAAAATGGCACAATCACTTTTAGTTAAAATAATTTCACATTTAATAGAAGAAGTTGCTTTATTAGGAATAAAAAAACTATTAAAAAAAGAAGAACTTGAAGATGAAAATAAGATAACAGGCGAAAAGAAAAAACAATTAAAAATACAAATGGCTATGATGGCCATGTCAGGTAATCCAATGGCTTTACTTGGATTTGGTGGAATGGCAAGTGGTGGTGCAGTATCTAAAGGACAACCAACTATTGTAGGAGAAAATGGTGCTGAAATGTTTGTACCTAACCAAACAGGACAAATTACTCAATCAGCTAGAGGTACTGGTGGTGGTGGTTCAACTACTGTTAATTTTAATATTACTACAGTAGATGCTAGAGGTTTTGATGAACTATTAACTCAAAGTAGAGGAACAATAACACAATTAATTAATCAAGCTGTAAATGAGAGAGGTTCAAAAAGTATTATATAATGTCAGGTGCTTTCCCTATATCAACTGCTAAATTTGGAACTTTAGGAATAAAGTCAATTCAAAATACCATTATATCTAAATCAATATCAGGTAAAAGATTAGTCAGACAAATAGATAATCAAAGATTTGCTTTTTCAGTTCAAATTATTACAGGAACAAGATCAAGCACTTATGGAGAGTTGATGGCTTTTATAATGAAACAAAGAGGTCAAAAAGAAACTTTTACTATTATTCCACCTGAAATAGAAGATGCTAGAGGTAATGAATCAGGTACAGTTTTAGTTAATGGTGTTCACGCAGTTGGAGATACAACAATTACAGTTGATGGTCACGCAAACGATAATCCAAATGCTTTTAAAGCTGGTGATTTTATTAAGTTCGCATCACATACTAAAGTTTATATGGTTGTTGCAGATGTTCAGGCATCTAGTAATGCTTCAACAGTTACAATAGAACCACCTTTACTTATTGCTTTAGCAAATGACTCAGTAGTTACTTACGACAATGTTCCTTTTACTGTTTCTTTAACTTCTGATATACAAGAATTTGGTGTTAATGGTGCAGATAAAGATGGCAAATTATATTACGAATATCAATTTGATGTTGAAGAAGCTTTGTAATGAAATACTTAATAAAGCATTGGGCAACAGTTGATATTATAGCTGAAGAAATAGTTGATGAAAAAGATATTAATATCGTCAATAATAATTTAGGCAAATATGAAGAACCATCAGATAAAGCAATCATTAAAGTTTTAAATGTTAAAGTAAATAGGAGAACATACGAAGATGACAAGAAGTCTAACGACAGCATTAAAGACCGAACTAGCAAAAAATGATATTAGACCATTCCATCTTCTTACACTTGGTTTTGGTACTGTTGTTAATATTACAGATTGTTCTTTTCCTTTAACTTCATCAATATCAGGTGGTTCAGTTACCTATTTAGCAAGTGATTTTATATTAGGTTTTGGTAGTTTTAACGAACAAGCAGACGTAACTAAATCAAGTTTAATAATATCTTTATCAGGTGCAGATCAAACATTTATATCAACTTGTTTAAATGAAAATGTAGTTAATGATTCTGTAACTATTTTTAGAGGTTTATTAGCAGATGACAATTCTATTATTGCAGACCCTTTTCTTTTATATGCTGGAAACATAGAGAGTTTTAGTGTGAATGAATCTGAAAAAGCAAGTGTTGTTAATTTGAACATTGTTAGTCATTGGGCAGACTTTGATAAAAAGAATGGTCGTAAAACAAACAATACATCACAACAAAGATTTTTTAGTTCAGATGTTGGAATGAACTTTAGTTCTGAAACAGTACAAGATGTTAAATGGGGTAGAGAATAATGGGTTTTGGTAGTTTTGTAAGGGCGGCAGTAAGTTTTGCAAGTAGAGCATTAAATATTAATCCTGTTGTTGGTTTAGTTATTACTCTTGCAATAGCTTGGGTAATGCGACCTAAAGTTCCTGAACAACCTGATTTTGGAACTAATGATTTTGATAATTTTGAAAAAGGTATTTTATTAAACAAACAATCTAATGACGCAAATATTCCTGTAATTTATGGAAGTAGAATGATTGGTGGAACTAGAGTCTTTATGGAAACATCAGGAACAGATAACACCTATTTGTATATGGCAATAGTTTTAAGTGAGGGAGAAATAAACGATATAACAGAAATTAGAATAGATGACAAAGTAATAACTTGGTCAGGTGATTTAGCAGATAATACTCAAAGAACAGTTGCTAGTAATGATGCTAATTTTTATAAAGACTCGACAAGTTTAATTACAGTAGAACCACATTATGGAACAGATGGTCAATCAGCATCTAATTTATTATCTACTTTATCTTCTTGGGGTAGTTCTCATAAATTATCAGGTCTTACATATTTAGCTTTAAGGTTTAAATGGAACGCAGACGCATTTACAGGAGTTCCAAAAGTTCAATCAATAGTACAAGGTAAAAAAGTAGTAGCTTATAATTCTAGTTCAGTTGCACAAACTGCGGCACATTCTGATAATCCAGCTTGGTGTTTATTAGATTATTTAACAAACGAAAGATATGGAAAAGGAATAGCCATAGCTAATATTGACATACCAAGTTTTTATACTGCATCAGGAATTTGTGATACAGATGTTACTCCTTATGGCTCTGCAAGTGCTATTGATGTTATGGATTGCAACGCAATTATAGATACATCAAGTCCAGTTATAGATAATGTTAGAGAATTTTTAAAAGGTTGTAGAGGTTATTTGCCTTATGTTGGTGGTAAATATAAATTAATTGTAGAAACAACAGGTTCATCATCAATTACAATTACAGAAGATGATATTATTGGTGGTTATACTTTATCTAGCCCAACAAAAAATTCAAAATATAATAGAGTTATATGTTCGTTTGTTAATCCTGATAGAAACTATCAAGTAGATGAAGTTCAATTTCCTGAAATAGATGATAGTGGATATTCAACAGCAGATAAACACGCAACCATGAAAGCAGTTGATGGTGGATTTTTATTAGAGGGAAGATTTGATTTAAAGACAATAACAAGTCCATATCAAGCTTTAGAATTAGCAGAAGTTATATTAAGAAGATCAAGAGAAGCATTAGGTCTAACAATCAATGTTAGCTTTAGTGCTTATGATATAGCCATAGGAGAAATTTTAGGAGTAACACATTCTTCATTAGGTTTTTCAAATAAACAATTTAGAGTATTAGGAATTAATTTTAATCCTGATTTTACATTAGGTTTAGATTTAATGGAACATCAAGACTCACATTATACTTGGGCTAGTAAAACACAAGTTGCATCAACACCATCTACTAATTTACCAAACCCTTTTATTGTTCAAGCACCAGCAACTGTTACTTTAGATGATGAATTAATTGAATATAATGACGGAACAGTAATCGTTGCATTAAATGTAACAATAGGTGCTTCCCCTGATAGCTTTGTTGATTATTATCAAGTGGAATATAAATTAAGTACAGATTCAGATTTTATTATTTATGCACAAGGTTCAGGTTTAAATCATAGAGTCTTAAATGTAATTGATCAAAAAATTTATGATGTAAGAGTAAAAGCTGTAAATAGTTTTGGAGTTTCATCAACTTATGTAACAGCAACTAGAACTATTGTTGGTGCGATAGAACCACCACAAGATGTAACTGATTTTTCTTGTAATATTTTAGGACAAGAAGCACATTTAGGTTGGACACAAGTACCTGATTTAGATTTGGCTTTTTACCAAATTAGATATTCAACATTAACAGATGGAACAGGAGATTGGGCAAATTCTGTATCTTTAGTAGAGAAAGTATCAAGGCCAGCAACTTCAATTAACGTACCCAGTAGGGTTGGTACTTACTTGATAAAAGCATTTGATAAACTAGGAAATGCAAGTTCTAATGCAACAGCTATTATTTCTAATGTTACAAGTATTCAAAATTTTAATTCTATTACATCAGTATCAGAACACCCTGATTTTGATGGAACATTAACAAATACAGCAATAGTAGATGATACATTAAGATTAGATTCTTCTGAATTATTTGATTCAGCTAGTGGAAACTTTGATGCAGAAACAACTAGATTTTTTGATTCAGGTGTTGCTAATGCTGATTTTCATGCAAGTGGTAATTATTTATTTGCAGATGTAGTTGATATAGGTGCTAAACATACTTGCAGACTTACAGCTACTTTAAAACAAACTTCTGATGACCCTGATGATTTGTTTGATAATAGATCAGGATTATTTGATTCTCAAAATTCAAGTTTTGATGGAGATACACCAGCTAACTCTAATGCACATATTGAGATAGCAACAAGTGATGATAATTCTACTTACACATCTTTTCAAAATTTTGTAATAGGAAACTATACTGCTAGATATTTTAAATTTAGAGTTGTTTTAACTTCAAGTGATTTAGCTTCAACCCCTGTTGTAGAAGAAGTTTCAGTTACAATAGATATGGAAGATAGAATATTTAGTGATAATGATATAAGTTCAGGTGCTGGAACTAAAACTGTTACATTTACAAACCCTTATAAAACTGTTAATTATGCAGTTGGTATTACAGCAGAAGATATGGCAACAGGAGATTTTTTTATTGTAGAATCAAAAACAATCAATGGTTTTAACGTAACATTTAAAAATTCAAGTGGAACAGCAATATCTAAAACATTTGATTTTATTGCAAAAGGATTTTAAAAGAGATATAAGAAAACATTATGGCACAACACGATTATAATATAGCAAACGCATCATTCCCAACAGTTAGAACAGATATTAACAATGTTTTATCTGCTATTAATTCATCTAATTCAGGTTCATCAAGACCAAGTTCAGCAGTAGCTGGAACTATTTGGCTAGACACATCAGGTGCGGCAACTGCCCAACTTTTAAAGCTGTATGATGGTGCGGCTGATATAACTTTAGCAACTGTTAATTTTACAGCTAACACAGTTGATTTTACAGATTCAACAGTAACATTTGATATAGTCAATGACACCTCTCCACAATTAGGTGGAGATTTAGATACTAACTCTGCCAATATAAAAATTGATGATGCACACGGAATATTAGATGATGATGGAAATGAACATATTATTTTTCAAAAAACAGGTTCAGCAGTAAATCAATTTGATATTACCAACGCATCAACAAGCAATAATCCTATTGTCGAAGCAACAGGTGGAGATACTAATATTGGAGTTGATATTAAAGTTAAAGGTACAGGAGAAGTAGTTATAGGTAGTGGTGCTGGTTCTGCTGGTTTAACAACTAAAGGTGCATACGATTTAATTCTTGATACAAATGCTGGAACAAACTCAGGAAATATTACAATAACTGATGGTGCAAATGGTGCAATAGATTTGACAACAAATGGAACAGGTGCAATTAAATTTAATGATATGGCTTATGTTCCACAACAAGCATTAACATCATCTTCAAATGCAGTAGCTTGGGATGCACAAGCTAAATCAAACGCATATCATATCACAACTGAAAACACGACTTTTTCTGCACCAAGTAATGCAGTTGAGGGTGCTTTTATTTGTGTTGAAATTAATTATAATGGTAGCCACAGTATTGGTTGGAATACAGTTTTTGAATTTGCCGCTTCAACTGCACCAGCATTTACTTCGTCAGATGGCAAAACGGACATCATGGTTTTTAAATACAATGGTGCTATATGGCAAGAAGTAGGTAGAACAATAAATTTAAGTGAAAGTTAAAATATGTATGCATTAGTAGAAGATGGTTCAATAACTAAAATAATAAATAATCCTAAATCTATGGTTATAGGAGATGTAAGACACCCAGCTAAAATATTTCAGTTGTGGTCAGCTTCAGAATTAAATGCAATAGGTATTTACGAAGTAGTCTTTGATGACAGTAATAAAAAAGATGAAAAATGGTATATTAATACTAATCAATCTTTTGCATTTGCTAATGAAACAGTTACTGCTTCTTATGGAACTGCCACTCCAAAGGCTCATGCTGATACTTTATTTACAGCACAAGATGAGACAGATGAAAAAGGTACTGAGGGAGAAGTTGCTACTAGAGGATTAAAATATAATTTAATTAAAGATTTAAAAATAACAGTTGCTAATATTCTTGCTGAAACAGATTGGTACATAACTAGAAACACAGAAAAATCTACTGCTATACCAAGTGCTATTACAACTCACAGAGATGCAGTTAGAACTAAACAAGCAAGTATGGAAACCGCAATTACAAATGCAAGTAACACTCCAGCTTTAGAAACTTTATATACATACACTACAACAGATGGTGTTCAATCAAGACCATTAGGCGAATTACCAACATTGGAGAGTTAATGTCTTTAATTATACCATCAAATTCAGTAGTAAGTGGTGGTTATAATGTAGATAATTCCTGTATGTTTAATTATGCTGATGGTGCTTATTTAAATAGAACATTGGGAACACCAACTAATAATATTAGATGGACTTGGTCTACTTGGATTAAAAGAAGTAAAATAACAGGGTCACAACAAAGAATATTTTTTGCTGTAAATGGAGCAGGTAATTACACAACAATTCAATTTGATGATGAACAATATTTAGTTTGGTTTAATGAAAATGGTGGAACAGATATGCAACTTAAAACAAGTAGACAATTTAAAGATACTAATGCTTGGATGAACCTTGTATTTGTTTACGATAGTGCAAACGCAACAGAAGCAGACAGACAAATTATATATGTTAACGGAGTAAGAGAGACAAGTTTTGAAATAAATAATCCTGCAGGTTCTAGTGTAACAACAGCTATTAATCAAGCAGTAGTTCATAATATAGCTTCAGGTCCAGGAGCCGCCAATTTTTATGGTGGCTATATGTCAGAAGTTGTTTTTACAGATGGTCAAGCATTAGCAGTCACAGACGTTGGAGAATTTGACGAAGATAGTGGAATATGGAAACCGAAAGATGTATCAGGATTAACCTTTGGTAGTAATGGTTTTTATTTAGACTTTGAAGATAGTGCTAATTTAGGTAATGATGCTAATGGTGGAACAGATTTTACAGAAGTTAATTTAGCAGCAACAGATCAAGCAACAGATACTTGCACAAATAATTTTGCTACAATGAATTCTTTAGATAATTATTATCAATCAGCTACTTTTACTGATGGAAATAACACAATGCTAACAGATGGCTCTGCTACAGCTTTTAGCACTTCAACAATAATGCCAAGTATAGGAAAATGGTATGCAGAATGTAAAATTATATCTGGAACATCTACTACAAATGTTGGTATAACTGGAACAATGGCAACAGCGGCAAGTCAAATTCTTGAATCAAGAGCTGATGGTTATGCTTACACAAGTCAAGGAGAATTTGGTAATAATGGTACGGCTGGTGGTTATGGTTCAAGTTATGCAAACGGAAACATTGTAGGAGTTGCTATGGATTTAGATAATAACAAATTATATTTTTCTAAAAATGGAGTTTTTCAAGATAGTGGAAATCCATCTGCTGGTTCAGGTGGAAAAACTATTACAGCAGCAGCAAGTACAACAATGGGTCAATATTCTTTTTCGGCTGGTGACACTAATTCATCCACTAGAACATTTTCTTGGAACTTTGGTTCTCCATATTTTGCAATCTCATCAGGCAACGCAGATGCTGATGGTTTTGGCAATTTTGAATATGCTGTACCGACTGGATATTTTGCACTATGTACTAAAAACTTAGCGGAGTATGGATAATGGCTTATACAGCAATAGACAAATCAACAGATTATTTTAATACTAAACTTTACACAGGAGATGGTGGTACAGGTGTAGCAGTAACAACTGGAACTTTTCAACCTGATTTTACATGGATTAAATCTAGAAGTACTGGAGAGCCAAATGTATTGGTTGACTCAGTTAGGGGTGCTACTAAAATTCTTCGAAGTAATGACGTTACAGCAGAAGTAACTGATTCTAACCAAGTTACTTCTTTTACATCAACAGGAGTAACTTTAGGAAGTAATACAGCAGTTAACCAAAACACTAAAAACTATGTAGCTTGGAATTGGAAAGCAGGAACTTCATTTACCAATGACGCAAGTGCAACAGGTATTGGAAGTATAGATAGTAATGGAAGTGTATCAACTACTTCTGGGTTTTCGATTGTTAAGTGGACAGGTACAAGTGCAACAGGAACTATTGCTCATGGATTAGGAGCAGTTCCAAGAATGATTATAGTTAAGTCATTAACAAACACTACAAGTTGGATGTGTCAACACGCATCACTAGGAAATGCTAAAGAATTTTATCTTAATAGTGCTTCAGCACCAGGCAGTTCAACTGCTTGGAATAGTACAACCCCAACATCAACTGTATTTTCGGTAACAGGTGGTGCTGGTGATGGAGTAAATGCAAGTGGTGATTATATAGCTTACTGCTTTGCAGACGTTCAAGGTTTTTCAAAAATAGGTTCTTATCTTGGGAATGGAGAAGCTAGT